TCACAGATAAAGTTGTGCCAATATCCGTTAACTATCCGTTTTTCTTCAAACCGATACAAGATGGTATGGATAGGCCAAAGACTGAGTTGGCATATCGTGTTCCGGCCTCAAAACTTACTAGAAGAAAACTTGAAAGTAACGAACAGTTAAGAGAGCTTGATGGACTTGATACAACTATTGATTGGAAAAACACTGGTGACAACTCTTATGATGGTGAAAAGCTAAAACTATTAGCTCACGATGAGAGTGGTAAATGGGAAAGACCTGACAATATATTAAACAACTGGAGGGTTACAAAAACTACATTAAGACTAGGATCAAGGATAGTAGGCAAATGTATGATGGGCTCAACTTCAAACGCATTAGATAAAGGTGGAAACAACTTCAAAAAACTATACGAGTCTTCAGATGTTAGAAAAAGAAATAAAAATGGACAAACATCTTCTGGACTCTATTCTATGTTCATCCCTATGGAATGGAACTACGAAGGATTCATGGATTCTTACGGATCACCTGTTTTCATTAGAGAAAAAAATCCAATCAAAGGAGCTGATGGCTATGACATTACAACAGGAGTCATTGAACATTGGGAAAACGAAGTAGATGGATTAAGAAATGATCCTGATAGTTTAAATGAATACTATAGGCAATTCCCAAGAACAGAACAACATGCTTTTAGAGATGAAGCTAAAGATAGTTTATTTAATCTAACTAAAATATATCAACAAGTAGATTATAATGCTGAAATAAATAACGCAACTTCAGTTACTACAGGAAGTTTTCAATGGATTAAAGGTGTTAAAGATACTAGAGTTGAATTCTACCCAAACAAAGATGGTAGGTTTAATATATCTTGGGTACCACCTAATAATTTACAAAACCAAGTGATTATATTAAATGGAGTCAAAAGCCCTGGTAATGATCACATAGGTGCTTTTGGTTGTGATAGTTACGACATATCAGGTACTGTTGATGGTAAGGGTTCTAACGGTTCTTTACATGGTTTAACTAAATTCAGCATGGAAGATGCACCACCAAACCATTTCTTTCTAGAATATGTAGCTAGACCTCAAACAGCTGAGATATTCTTTGAAGACATACTAATGGCTTGTGTATTTTACGGTATGCCAATACTATGTGAAAATAACAAACCAAGATTATTGTATTACTTTAAACGTAGAGGTTATAGAGGTTTTTCAATGAATCGTCCTGATAAAACTTGGAATAAGCTTTCTGTAACTGAAAAAGAAATAGGTGGAATACCTAATTCAAGCGAAGACATTAAACAAGCACACGCTGCTGCAATAGAATCTTACATAGATAAATACGTAGGATTAACAGAGCACGGTTATGGAGACATGTACCATCAAAGAACTTTAGAAGATTGGGGTAAATTCAATATAAATAATAGAACAAAGTTCGATGCTACAATAAGTTCTGGATTAGCTATAATGGCTTGTAATAGAAATTTATATAAACCAGTTGCAGATAGATCTGTAAAAAAGGTAAACATAGGTATTAAAAAATATAATAACGAAGGTAGTTTTTCACAAATAATTAAATAAATGATTGTAACAGATGGTAACGGAGTTTTCCCTGATCAAGTAGTTTCTGATGAAGTAAAGAATAGTTATGACTATGGTATGCAAGTTGGTAGAGCTATAGAAGGTGATTGGTTTAGCGGTACTAGATCTGGTGTTGACAATAGATATACTAATAACTTTAATAATTTTAGAAATTTAAGATTATACTCTAGAGCTGAGCAACCTGTTCAAAAATATAAAGATGAATTAGCTATTAATGGTGATTTATCTTATTTAAATCTAGACTGGAAACCTATTCCTATTATACCTAAGTTTGTAGATATAGTAGTAAATGGTATGTCTGAAAAGCTTTATGAAATAAAAGCATTTGCTCAAGATCCAGCTTCTTTAAAACAAAGAACAGAGTACGCTAGTAAAATACTAAGAGACATTGAAACAAAAGAATACTTAGATAAGATTAAAGAAGTTTTAAATATAAATCTATATTCCACTGACAATCCAGAAGATCTACCTCAAAATGCTGAAGAGTTAGAACTTCATATGCAGCTAGATTATAAGCAGTCTGTTGAAATAGCTGAAGAAGAATTAATAAACAATACACTATCAAAGAATAAATACGAATTAACTAGAAGAAGATTCAATGAAGATTTAGTTATACTAGGTATTGGAGCTGTTAAAACTGACTTTAATTTATCTGAAGGTATAACAATTGACTACGTTGATCCTGCTAATTTAGTATATTCTTATACTGATGATCCTAACTTTGAAGATATATGGTATGTTGGTGAAGTTAAAAGAATTGATTTAGCTGATTTAAAACAACAGTTTCCAGATTTATCAGGTGAAAGATTAGAAAAAATACAAAAATACCCTGGTAACAGTGGTTATAGCTCTACAGGAAATGGTAGACAAGATAGTAATAGTATTTATGTTTTATATTTTGAATACAAAACATACCAAGATCAAGTTTTTAAAATAAAACAAACAGCAACAGGTCTTGAAAAAGCTTTAGAAAAACCTGATACTTTCAACCCTGAACCAAATGACAATTTTGATAGAGTTTCTAGATCTATAGAAGTTTTATATAGCGGTGCTAAAATACTTGGTCATGATGAATTACTTAGATGGGAATTATGTAGAAACATGACAAGACCTGAATCTAACTTGGTTAAAGTCAATATGAATTATAGCATATGTGCACCTAGAATGTACAATGGACGTATACAGTCTTTAGTTTCTCGTGTAACTGGTTTTGCTGATATGATACAGTTAACTCATTTAAAACTGCAACAAGTATTATCAAGGTTAGTTCCTGACGGAGTTTACTTAGATGCTGACGGTTTAGCAGAGGTTGATTTAGGTAATGGAACTAATTATAATCCACAAGAAGCTTTAAACATGTATTTCCAAACTGGTTCTATAATAGGTAGATCTATGACTCAGGATGGTGGAATAAATCCTGGTAAAGTTCCTATTCAAGAACTTTCATCTTCTAATGGACTAGGTAAAATACAAGCTTTAATACAGACTTATCAGTATTATTTACAAATGATGAGAGATGTAACTGGACTAAATGAAGCTAGAGATGGAAGTACTCCTTCTAAAGATTCACTTGTTGGATTACAGAAATTAGCTATAGCTAACTCTAACACAGCTACAAGACATATTGTTCAAGCTAGTTTGTATCTAACACTTAGAACATGTGAAAATGTTTCATTAAGAGTTGGTGATTCTTTAGAGTTTGATTTAACTAGAGAAGCTTTAAGATCTAGTATAAGTTCTTACAACGTAGGAACGCTAGAGGATGTATATAATGTACATCTATCAGACTTTGGTATATTTTTAGAGCTAGTACCAGATGAAGAAGAAAAAGCTAAACTAGAACAAAACATACAAGTAGCTTTACAGTCAGGTCAAATATTCTTAGAAGATGCAATAGACATTAGGCAAGTTAATAATCTTAAACTAGCTAATCAACTATTAAAACAAAGAAGAAAACAAAAACAACAAGCAGATCAACAAGCTCAACAAGCTAATATAGCTGCTCAAGGACAAGCTCAAGCAGAAACAGCAGAAAGAACTGCTATGGCAGAAGTTCAAAAGCAACAAGCCTTAGCCGATACTACTGTTAATATAGAGCAAGCTAAATCTCAATTTGAAATCCAAAAGATGGAAAGAGAAGCTGAGATAAAAAGAGAATTAATGACCGTTGAATTTAATTTCAATATGGAGTTAACATCAGCCAAAGGTAAGGTTGAAAATGATAGAGAGCAGTTTATAGAAGACAGAAAAGACAAAAGAGCAAAGATAATAGGTACTCAACAGAGTCAAATGATAGATCAAAGACAAAATGATTTATTACCATCAAATTTTGAATCAGCAGGTAATGACAACTTAGGCGGGTTTGGATTAGAGCAATTTGCTCCTTAATTACAATTATTAATTATTATATTATATTATGTCAAAAAAAGAAGAAGAGGTTAAGCCTTTAAAAATTAAAGTAAAAAAGCCTTCATTAAAAAATAAAAATCAAACGCATAAGGTTGATTTAAGTAAAAAAGAAGAAACAACAGAAGAAATCGTTAAAGAAGAACAACCGGTAGTTTTAGGTGAGGTTCAAGAATCTAATGATAAAGAAGTTGTAGAAGCAAAAGCACCAGAGACAAAGACTGAGGTTGTTGCTGAAGAAACTAAAGAAAAGGTATCTCCTATATCAGAGGTAATTGAAGAAAAAGAAGAGGTTAAAAGTGTTGAAACAAATAAAGAACCTGTAAGAGATATAGAAGAAGCACCTAAAGTAGAACTACCTGAAAACATAGAAAAACTAGTTTCTTTTATGAAAGAGACTGGCGGTGATGTTCAGGATTACGTTAGATTAAACATGGATTATTCCAATGTTGATTCTGATGTTCTATTAAGAGAGTATTATAAAAAAACTAAACCACATCTAGAGTCTGATGAAATTGATTTTATTTTAGAAGATAATTTCTCTTATGATGAAGAAGTGGAAGAAGAGCGAGACATAAAAAAGAAAAAGCTTGCTTACAAAGAAGAAATTGCAAATGCCAAAAACTTTTTGGAAGAAACCAAGAGTAAATATTACGACGAAATCAAGTTGAGACCCGGCGTAACTCAGGAACAACAAAAGGCTATGGAATTTTTCAATAAACACAACAAAGAACAAGAGATAGTTGCTAAACAACATGACAACTTTAAGGATATGACTAAAAAGTTTTTTACTGATGAATTCAAAGGTTTTGATTTCGATATTGGTGAGAAGAAATTTAGATACGGTCTTAATAATGTTGAGGATGCAATTGATAAACAATCTAACTTAAGTACATTTGTCAAGAAGTTCTTAGACGATAAAGGTGATGTTAAGGATTACAAAGGTTATCATAAAGCTATTTATGCTGCACAACATGCTGATACTATAGCTAATCATTTTTATGAGCAAGGGAAAGCCGATGCTGTTAAAGATGTTGTAGCAAAATCTAAAAATATAAGTAATGCTCCAAGACAAACTAGTTCTGGAGACGTTTTTATAGGAGGTTTAAAAGTAAGAGCAATTAGTGGAGTTGATAGTTCTAAGTTAAAAATAAAAACAAAAAAATAACTTTAAAAATTAAAACATGAGTTTTACAACAGGCGGGTCTTTTCCTGCATCAATTACCCCTATGCCAAACAGAATGGCTGTTCAAGACAATTATATTGACTTTAACAACATTACTGGTGGACAATGGGCACAACAATATCTACCTGAGCTTTACGAGCAAGAAGTAGAAAGATACGGAAACCGAACTTTAGGTGGTTTCTTGAGAATGGTAGGAGCTGAAATGCCTATGACTTCTGATCAAGTAATTTGGTCTGAACAAAATAGATTACACGTAGCTTATAATTCTGTAACTATTGCCGTAGATGCCGCTGATCCACGATACACAGTAACTATCGCTTTACCTACTGGTCAAACTTCAGGTGCTGCTAGAGTTGGTAACACTATTTTAGTTTCTGATAACGCAACAGGATTAGTAACTGCTAAACTTTTAGTAACTGGTGTAAGTGGAGGAGCTGCTAACAATGTTTTAGCTTGTACTAGCTACGAAGCTGCTACTTTAGTTG